CACCACCAGAGATAGTATAAGATGACGTAGCGATACCACCACCGCCACCGCCACCGCCGCCGCCGTTACATCCAGCGTTACCACCTCTTCTACCAGAACCAGCAAATAGGTTTCCAGTTGTTGCTAGAGGAGTGTTAGAATTCCATCCAGGTGTGTTATTACCTCCTCCAGGATCACCACAATCATTATATCCAGGGTCATATCCACCAGCACCACCGCCTCCACCAGCACCAGCAATAATAGATCCAGCACTATTTTTAAGACCAGTAGCACCACCACCTCCACCACCCCACGTTCCGCCACCATTGGGACTACCAGACTGTGCTCCATTTGCTGAATATCCACCAGAACCACCATTAACGTTTACACCTTTAACTCCACATGCATAACTTCCAGTGAATCCACCACCAGGAGCGTTAACTCCAAGAGTAAGAACAGATCCACTGCCACCTAGTGTGCCACAAGGAGAAGAGTTTCCTCCTCTAGCACCAGCAATGGTAATATTAATGTATGTAATACTGTAAGAACTAGTAATATTGATATTTCCAGATCCAGTTTGCGTTCCGCTGCTAAAGTTATAACCACTATCACTTACAAAATTATTCTTACCATCAGATCCATCGTTAGTTGCAGTTGTTCCTGTATTATCTCCACCTTCTCCACCTGTTTGTGGATCATTTGGTTGATCTTTGATATATTTTACATTACCACTTCCAGATCCACCAGCAGTAGATTTATTAGCTAGAACTGATACCAATGTAGCAGCACTACCAGTAATACTTACAGTTCCACCAGCACCACCTTGCTGACTTCCACTTCCAGAATAACCTCTTTCCCCACCACCACATGAAATAGAAAGTTCAGATCCAATGCTTACAGAACTACCAGTTCCAGAGTTACCATTTGTAGTACCATTAGCACCAGATCCACCACCACCAGCAACGGTCACAATCATTTTTTCCCAATTTGCTGGAAGTGCTAGATTAGTAGTCTGTGGTGACGTATACGAATACAATAGATTGTATTCAATCAGTGGTTCTCCACCAATGAATCCTGTTCTACCACCAATCTTGGAATTCTCATCCATGGTTTTGAATGTAGTAACAGGAATAGACGTTATCAATTCATATGTTCCTGCAGCAGAAGATCCAGAAGCATAATAATACTCTTGTCCGTCAGTTTCCCATTTGATACTACCACTAGTTAAGTTTGCACCAGGAACCCAGTCAAAAATATCATATGTAGCAACTGTATTGTCTGGCAATGGAAACTTTAATAAGCAGTGACTATGTTCGAAAGAAACTCCACCAACAGGGAAGAACTGAGATAGTGCTCCCGTCGCTGACTTATATTCAGCAAGGTATCTATCACCACTATATGATGCCATAGCTTCAATCACGTTTCCAGGAACAGTGTGATAAGCAAAGTGAGAGTGTTCTGGTACGCCAGGTACACGCTTTTCTTTAAGACTAACTTTAATCTCTTGCTGTCCCGTAACAGTTGTACTCGTAGTATCAGTTACATTTGTATATCCGACCGTAGTCAAACTACCAAGAGAGAATAGTCCTTGCTGAACGTCTTTAGTAAGTAACCACACACCACCAAGTGAATCATATCCTAACGACTGACTAATCAATCCAATAGTAGGAGTATTAGCACCATAAACAGGACCATATCCAACAATTTTTCTTGCCTTTAAATCAGGAACAGCAAACGTGCCTAGATTACCAGCACCCATCAACTGAAAGACATTATCAGGTGAGACATCAGCCAGTGCTCCATTACTATTAAACAACATAGAAATGTTTAATGTACCAGATATGATACCAATCTGAGTTCCTTGATCGTCAGTAAGATAGTAATTTGGTGGATTTAATGAATCATAACCAGATCCTGGGTTGATGATCGTAATACCAACAATAGAAAATGTGCCATCACCATTGTCCTCTGTTATTGGATTAATGGAGATTGGTGTACCACTATCTAATGGATTTGCTGGATCATAATTTGGTGGATTATCAATGTATAATAGTGTATTAACACCATTTCCACTGTATGTTGGACTCGAAATTAACTGAGCGCCTGGTCTAGCAATACCACCATATTCATTACCGATTGCTTGGAAAAGCAATGGATAATCTTCAATGTAATATAATCCGCCATCACAATAAAGATATCCTTTATACTGATACTCTGGATGAGTATCAATTTTTGCAGCACTCTCATTGTAGATATCTCTATATGGTGCTAGACTACCACCGTCAGGTGAAGTTGCAGCGGGATTTGGTTGATATTTCAAGTCATAAGAAGATTGATAGTTAGTATCGTTATCCTGAACTTTCAATGTAGTGATAATCGATCCAATCTCTGTGGTATCATAGAACTTATCAGAGTAATAATTTGCTCTGGGATTTCTATATTCAGGATTTAAGTTGATGGTATCTTGTGCTGGCATGACTTTAAATCTTAATGAGATATTCCATTACAATAAATGGCATCGTAATTTGATCTAACGATGCTGCATCATCTACACTCAATCTAAGTGTAGTTTTTAAATTTTCTGGAGATAGTTCCAGTGCATCGGTAACCAAAGTAAAATTATGAGTACCTGCTTCAAAATTAATTTTATGAAAGTGACTGGTTGATCCCTTATTAAGAGCTGCAGTTTCAGTCAATTCATTAAACAATGAAGCATTGATTGTACTATCAGATACATTAAAGTTACTATTTAATGGAAGAACATCATGCAAATATGAATTCTTCCAGTCTAGTGGAACACCACTAGTACCTTCTTTATAGTATCCAGTAACACCCTCACTAGAATTAATATCACCACTCTGATCTGGAATACAAAGGCCAGCGATATTTGTACCTGATTGGAATGAAGGTTGAATGCTACCATTCAATCTACAGGATCCCGAGGAAACTGGGTAATTATTCCAGTCTTCATTCAATAGACAATAATACTTCCACGTTTCTTCCAACGTGTCGCCATCGTTATAACACGCTCCACTATATGATGTTGGGTCAAAAGTACCAGCGAAAGCACCAATTAGATATTCATATCCTCTTGCTAACTTGTTAGATGCCATTGCAACGCAAGGTGGTTGATTACTACCAGGATAGTTACAACCAGCTGCTTTAGTATTATCCATCCACGCCTGAATGGGAACTGTACTTGCATTCCAATATGCGACTAGTCCAATAGGAAATGGTGCCAAGTAACCATCTGGATCAGCTGGTTCAACCTCAGTTCCAATAGATTTTAGTCTAGATCTTCTCCAAGTACCAAAGTGCATGTGACCGTGGATACCTTGAGCGTCCACTTCTTCATTATCAGTAACTTTTGAATTGTCTGTTGCAACAGACCATCCAGGTTTTCCTTTCATCAAAATTTGCTGTGATGGCACAAGAAATGTACCACTATATGTTAATAGAATTTCAGTACCTAGTGTTGCTGACGCCTCAACACCAACACCACTCTTTGAAATTTCATCACCAGCTTGAGTGATAACTCTAATACCACGATATACACCAGCATCAGCACCAGGAGTAGGTCGTGGATACTTAGATCCAAGATCAGGAACAACGAACTGTTCGTCCGTTAAAAACTGCATTGGATCGCCTTGTGTATCTCTCCTAACAAATTTACCAGTTAATCCTCTACCACAAACTGATGCTAAAGCAGGAAAATCAGAGGCATTATAAACTGTGCCATCACAACGAAGATATCCCGAGGGGAGCATTTCTTTGTTGGAAGCGGCATTGAGATCATTGTTAATCTCTATGGGCCAAATAATTATTTGACCCGTTAGATTACCATATTTTGCTTTTTCTTTTGAATATACAGCAGGCATTAGTAAGCTCGGATGATGTATACGATCGTGAGGGAGGGTTGATTAGTAGTAACAGTAATATTTAGAGCGTCATTGAGATTATCTGGACTCACAGAACCAATACTCAATTCATTTACAGTAAAGGTTTCTTGAGGTTTTAGAGTTGCTTGACTCATCTGAATATCAAATGTTCCATGGTTATGACTTAGGAACAACGTAGAATCTGGTTCATTTTCACCAATATTACTCATAGAAGTAGGCCATGATCCTTCCAAGAAAGTAATATCAAATGTACCAGACGTTTCAATAGGTCTACTCAGTTTAACTGTGTAACTATAGTTAGAATCATTTGTGCCTTCTCTTTCAATCTCAGTAATATATGTGCCTTTGGCGATTGGTAATCCATCAACCATTTTCCATGGGCGAATCTTATCGTATGCGTAGTAAGTAATACCCGCATCCTCATCGACCTTCGTAGTTCTAATATCAGTTCCTGGTGGAAGTGTAAACTCAGTATCTTGTGCGTTACAGGGAACATTTGCTACAGTGAACCAGAGTGAAGGATCTTCTGGGTTGTCAATTAATCCATTATAAGTAGAACTGGTGTCTTTACCAAAGAAATTTCTTCTTTCACCAAAAATCATTGGTTTTGGCATTAATCCAGTCCACGCTGGAATAGAGTGAGATTTTTCAGGTACAGTAGGAAATACATCAGTAAAACCTTTTACATCAACAAAGTTATAACTCTGAGATCCTGCTGCTGGACTTTCTCTAGTAGGAGCTCCATCATTCCAATCAGGTGCAGGAACTTTAGACCAATAGTCTTTACCATCCGCATTATTAAATTGCCAAAATCTATCAACTGTTGGTAAAGTATGTTCGTATTGTTCGTCACCATAGAATGCCAAAAGAGTTCTACCTTGCTGCCAAGATCTTGCTTCAGCATCACTTGGAAGTAAAGCACACTGGAATTGAGTTGATGCAATAGGACTACAGTTTGGGTGTGCTGCGTTACCACTAACTTGAACCTGAGTAGAACTAAATGTCATAGGTCCAATAAAACCAGCAGTAGCACTTTGGATTTTATCTGCGTGTCCGTGCGACGGGAAGTGGTTAATACCTAGTTTTCTATTTAATGTAGTAACTGATGTTTGGAAATCTCCACCAGTTACTGCCAATTCAGTAAACTTACCAACCAGAGTTTGATCTGCTGGCAGCTGGAAATCAATATCACAATTAGCAGACCAGGATGTTTTAATAGAAACCTCTGTTCCCATCTCTGATAAAAGATCACGAAATCTAGTGCCATCTGCATCAATAAAGGTATTCAGTACATCTCCCTGTCCCATTTGATAGTTGGGATTGGCAAGATAACTTTCATCAAGATCAATTAGAACTCTGGATGTAAGGTTGGGAGTAAAAAATTCACCTTCAATGTTAGGAAATTCTCCACTCAAACTTCCACCATATGTTTCACCAATCATAGATGCTAGCATTTGAAAATCGCTAGCATCTCTTCTTCTTCCATCACAAACAATCCATCCTCTGGGGATATTTTCCAATGTAAATCCATTGTTACCATTGCCAGCCCATGGCATGATCGCGCCAATTTTGGCGGTCTTCATGGTTTTTAGTGAATTGTAGTATTGTGCCATTTGTATCAGAGTTCCGTGAGCCACCAACCGCGTAGGTTAGATGGGATAGATCTTTCATCTTCTGCACCAGGAGCATCAGTTGGACCGACATAAATCAATCCGAAGGATGCGTTTCTGGTCTGTACGATTAGTTCTCCACTATCCCAAGAAACAGAATTGAATCCGCTACCTTCTTTAATGGTAGAACCTGTAATGTCACCCTGAACTGCAACTGACAAACCACCAACCTTGAGTGCTCTAATGACTAACTGAGAGTCATAAGATAGGTTTCCACTGCATTCAATGAATCTAATCATATCACCAGTTTCAGCATAATCTGGTAGATACAGAACCATATTGGTGCCTGCAGGATTATTTAGAATGTAGTTGTTATTAGGTTGTAATGGAGATCCTTGTGTCTGACCGATACCTGTAGCAGATTGTTCTACGTAAGTATATCTACGACCACCATTTCTAGTGAAGTAACGCTGAATACCGAAGGTATCGATAGAACCATCTTGATAGATCTTAAAGTCTCTTGGACCTTCAGTTCCACCAGTTCCAGCATTACCAATGTTATCGATATGGAAGATTGGTGTAGTTGCATCACCAAACGCATCGCCATCATTAGCAACTAATTTGCCTTTGACATAGAGTTGTTCTCCAACATCAACAGATCCCGTGTCACCATATACTTTGAACTTAAGTTCTTCACTGCAGTTACCCCATGCTTCACAATTATCTTCGTAGACGTTGATGTCACCGTGAATGAAGGCATGACCCTTGAGGAACATACCACCCTTCTTAGTCTTGGCGTCTAGAATTGCACCATCAGCGGGGTGATCGTCATCGTTAGCAACGTTGAAGATTAGAGTCTCTCCATCGCAACCATACATTCTCAATTCACCACTGTATAGTTCTAAAGCATCATGAATAATAGTTGTACCACCACCAAATGTTGGGGTATAGAAATCGCGAGGATGATCTCCTACGAAATCAGGATCAAGAACATTAAGTGCTTGCTGAACTGATTGTGTTGCTTTAGATAGTCTTACAGAATATGCAGACTCCTGACCGTTAATACTATCTGGATAGAACCATTCAGTAGTTACAGCAGATGTAATAGGATCAGTAGTGCTAATTCTGAAGAAGTGTGGGGAGTCTAGTTTGTTACCAACTATTCTAGAATCTGCTAGTTTAACCTGAATTAGGGAAGCAAGGTATGCTGGGTTAGCAGGTGTTCTATTAGTTGCAGGGATATCCTCAATTAGTTTGCTGCTTAACTTATACTTGTAGATCTTAACAACTGTTGCTCCACCACCAGTGAAGTTAAGTTTGCTAGTTCCTTCAAGTCCTCTACCACCATTTGGATAAGAAGTAACAGGATAATCAGCATTGTAAATTGTAGGCAGATAACCCTGACCGTTTTGAGTGTAAGGATTATCGGTGATAATCATGATCTCACCGCGACCTGATGATACGCCAGCACCTTCATAAACTGCGATCATGTCGCCCTTCTGGAAGACGCTGATGTCATTAACAGGAATGTTGACATCATCTACTGTAAATCCTACAGAAGTTGTAGTAATTGGACCACCGATGTTAAGGGTGAACTTACTAAATCTGTAACCATAAGCAATACTATTCTCAATAGTATGGTTGACTGGAGTAGAACTCCACCATCCACCATGTGCGAATACTGCACCTTGTGTAGTACCAATAACAGTGTCACCATTACAGATATTAACGTCAAATGTGGTGCCATACTTGTTATTGATATAGAGGTGGTTATCAAGTGATGGATCAGGACTTGGATATGTAAAGTCTCTATCGCAGAGACCATTCAAGTTTAGTGTTCCGTTAACATTGAGTAGTGCTGTGCTTGTACCATCACCGATGGTTACATCACCAGTAGTAGAATCAACAACGAATACATCATTTGCAGTTCCACCAGAACAATCAGAAGAAATTCTGAACTTAATTTTCTCTTGACTTAGAGGACTTTGAATCTGTAGAACTTCACCAACGTCATATGTCGTTGGATCTGGTGCTTGTGGTGTGCTGTCACGACCCAAGATAATATAATCATTGAGTTTTAGACTGCTACCAATTCTGGAGAGATATACATTAGTGATAGCCTGCTCGTCGAATGGAATATCCTGAGTAGTCCAAGTAGCATCAAACTGTACGTTACACTTGTAAACAGAAGTTCTATCTGGGTGATCGTTTCTTACGCCAGTAAATGTACCAAATGGTTGTCTTTCAACAACAATGTAGTATGGTCTGACATTAATTCTAGGTGTAGAAACAACCTTAACAAATTCAACATGAGTTGAAATTGATGTCGCAGAACCTGTAACATATGTGATTCCAACAACACCGAAGTTATCAACACCAGTATTTGCTTGCTGGAACAACTGGAACTTAACACCTGCCTGCTGTGCTGCAACAGGAATGTTAACTTCCATCTTAACGAACTGTCTGTTCGTATCAGCATCCATAAACTGAACGAATTGTGGTGTTGTTACCAGATCACTAACACCAGCTGGGACAATATCACCGATAGTAATCCATGTATTGCCATCATCAAGAGAGTATCTTAGTTTTAGTGCTTCATTTTGCGATGCAGGAGAAATTACATCTGGGAATTCTCCACCATTGCTATTATTTCCGACGTGAACGTCGAATTCCATCTTGGAAATAGCACCAGTAGATAGGAATGATCCATCAACTGTATCAAGTGTTACGTAACGAGTTCCAGATCCACTAGCACCTTGGAAGTGGATGTATGTCTTACCTGTGTTAAATCCGCCACTGGATCCTAAACCAGGACCAGAGTTATCAAAGAGAACACCCTCATAATCATTAACAAATGATGCTGTTGGATCTGCTTGGTTGATATTAGCAGTGTCTAGAACAACACGAGACTCACCAATACCTTCAGGAGAATCAATCAATAGAATGTCATTCTCACGGAAGTATGACTCACCATCAACTAGTGGAGCATTCAATAGTGGTAGGTAATACTGATTACCAGTTAGTTCAGGTAGCTCCTGAGGTTCGACCTGTGGGTTGCCACCAATTTCAGTGATTTCATTCTGATATTGAATACCACCCCAGTTTGAACTACCAACAGTATCAATCTCGTTATATCCTGCTTCTCCAGTCGTCAAACGTGCTACGGTAATAATATCAACGTTGTTGTTGAATAGACCGTCACCAAGTTCACCAGATAGGTGCTCCATGTTAGAAGAACCAGACCTGTTTCTGTATGCGGAGAATGTAAATGCATCCAGACCACCACAGAGAACGAGGTTAGAGTTAACTTCAGCAGTTGCATTAACAACCAAGTTGTTTCTAATAGTGGTTGTACCACCCTGACCTGCCATAGTCAGGTTAGAAACGTTAGTAGCGAAGTTGAGGATATTGGTTACAGAGTTACCACCAAAGAAGTCAACTGTACCAGCAGTAGATGTTAGTGTTAGACTATCAGTAAGTCCTCTTCTGGTGATAGGACCACCATTAACATCAGCACCAACACCAAGGATAATATCACCAGCAACCTTAAATGACTTGGTGTCAATCGTTGTTGTTGATAGAGTCTCAGAAGGTTGTGCGTATGCACCACCAATGACTACCTTAGAAATAATAGAGTTGTTGTCATCAGGAGTATGACCGATGTAGATGTTACTGTGTAGTGACTTGTTGCCAATGAGGAAGAACTGATCTCCTTCTACATCGTTGCCAATAAAGAATCTGGACTGTACCTTATTAGCGTTACCAATGTAGATATCTTGAGATGATGTAGTGGTGTTACCAATCGTAATTAGTTCAGCACCATTTGCAAGTGCAAGGGTGTTAGTGTTATCAACAATTGTCGCTGCAGTTACATTGTTAGCAATGTTAACTGTACCAACGAATGTAGCATCATCAATCACATTGAAGATACCAGTTGTAATACCAGTTCTGATTTCAGCAGTGTCAGTTCCATCTACACCAGGATGGTTGTAGACTTCAATGTCTCTGTGGAATCTTACATCTTCAGTAAAGCGAGCATCACCTTGAACGACCAATGCTCTGTCTAGTTCTGCATTGGTGATGTTAACACCAACCTTACCATAGTTATTTGGTCTGCCAACTTCAGAAGAAGCAGTAGTTAGTGTAGAAACACGGAATACTGCTTGCTTAGCATCGATGAATGCAACGACAGTAGAACGCTGTGCGTTGTTGAGGAGATCATCAGAATAACCAACAACAAATGCATCAGATACTTTATCTACAGTACGTGTAGCGAATGAAGCGTTGTTGATCCAACTATCCTGAGTCGTCTTACGACCAGTGATGAATGTTGTACCAATAACTTCAAGGTTTGCACGAGGATCAGTGTTCTTAGGTTGTACCCAAGCAGTATCATATGCCTCATGATCGACTCTGTTGAGAGTGTTAATACCGAGTTTGAAATCACCCCAGGTATCACTATCAGTTCTCATTACTTCAGAACCGATTACACCATATTCCTTCCACTTGTTCTCCGCATAGAACATTCTTCCATTTGGAGATGGAGCAGCATTGAAATTAATGATGTCTGTATCCCAGTCGTAACTACCAACAGGGATGCTTACCTGACTGTTAACAGGAACAATCTCGATAAAGAGTTGATTACTCTGACCGTTGAATGCATACTCCGCATTGTTGATGATCTTCCAGTTTCCGATGAAAGATGCATATCTAACAATGTTCTCAAGCTTAATAGTTGAGGTAGGAGTAATTGGTGGGGTAAAGTCGTCAAGTTTAATTGGGTTGTTTGCTGGATCGATAAAGGTGATCGTAGCAATGTAGGTAGAACCAGATTGCTCGATTTCAATAGCATCAATGTTAGCATTATCAATTTCAGTGAAGATGTTTGCATAGATCCAACCAAGAGAACCAGTCTTATTAACTGCATCTCCCTTGAGAAGCATATCTCCTGGTTCTGGTAGAACACCACCAGAGATAGTAACGATAGTTTCACCACCTTGCTGCGTTTCTTGTGGTACACCACCATATACAACATACTGCATGATGTTAATGGAAGTTCCACCATTAGCAATGGTGAGTCCCTGGTTTGGTGCTACATTACCATTTGAAACTGCACTACCTGCAGGTGCATGAATTAGAGACTTGTAACCAAGTCCTTTACCGCGTCTGTTGTATTCAAATACAGCGGAAGAAACTGTGTTCTGACCGATACGAATATGTCCGCCTTCACCAATACCATCAATCTGATCGAAGTTGAGGTATTGATCTTGTGGTTGACCGTTAGCACCAGTTGAATTTACTAGAGAGTAAATTAGTAGTGGAGTTCCTTGCTGAACGAGTTGATTGTCAGGAACATTGATTTCAACAGGGGAGAGGAATCTGCTGACTAGCTGACCGCTGTCATCACCAACAACTGTGATGTTCTTATTGAACGTTACAGGTGTATCAAAGGTAGTAACGAGTTGTCCGATTACGTCATCCTCGTCTCCATCATCGGCAAGAACTGCTCTATCGATGAAGGTTTCTTCACCAGTGATAGCATTGATTCTTCTGTTACCGATGTAGAGATCACCCTGGGAGTTAATACCCGTGTAGAAGACGATACCAGCGTCCTGTTTCTTACTTTGTGCGTAGAAGTCCTCTTCGGGTTCTAGAACGATCTCCTGACGCGCTGGGAGACCTGTGGAGTAGTTACCAGGACCGAAACCAAGGTATTCAAATGTATGGTTACCAGCACGAGCGATAGATGGTCTACGGAGTTCAACGTAGTAACGCTGATCTGCTAGAACTGTGCTATCACCAGCGATAGGAATCAAGCGATCTTCTGAACCTGAAGTTGCATTACCTTCCTGTGCCTGAATTCTGTTATCAATTACATTACCATCAAAATCACTAGTAGTATTAGTATACTTGTTATTGATGAATGCTGGTTGATGTAGTAGATCCGTAACGAGTTCTCTAGTTACAGAGTGCTTGGTATCATTAACAGTAACCTTACCATGAATATAGTTGTCAGCAGCAGAGAATGCCTGAGGTGGATCAATTAGAGAACTGTAGTATGCTTTTTCTGCCTCACTTGTACCAGAACTCTTAAACCAGAGAGGATCGTTTCTGTAGTTTAGAGGATACAGTTTACCAACTGGTTGTGAGAACTTAAACTTCTGGAAGTTACCACCAGCACCAGCACCTTGTGGGAATGGTGAGATGTTACCACGCAAGCAAGTTAGATAGTAGATACCATCTTGCTGACCTGGGATTCTCTTCTGAAGTTCTTTACTATTAAAGATGTAGAAGGTGTCTTCAATGATACCCGCATCTTCGACAGATGCAACATAGTATTCAATACCAGTGTCATCTTGGATTGTATCACCAGGAGTAATGGTATAAACGTTAGCGCCGTTTTGCTTGTAATAATACTCTGGGAAATTTTTTCGGATATGTGTCTTCAGAGGTAGCGATTTACCCATATCCTGGTCTTCCAGCATATCAGCAAACACAGTTGTGTCGCCTTGTGTCTGAGAGAATCTAGTGTTGTAATACTCACTATACTCTAGGGAAGCAGTTCCCTTAGCACCACTGATACCCTTGATGATGAGATAATGATCTCCACCAACACTATAGTATCCATGAATATAAGCAGTACCAGAGGAGTTACCAGTAAATGTTACCTTGTTTGCATTAGGACCAGTTGATAGACTCTGAGTTTTATTAGTGTTGAAAGCACCACCCTGTGGAGAAGAAATCTTAACAGTTGTAAAGATCTCATTTCTCAAACCACTGAAGTTGACAGTATCAACACCATGATCGAATACCGTAATTTCTAGATACTTAATTTCTGGATCTAGTGGATCTTCAACATAACGACCAGACTGGATGCTAGCAGCAATACCAGAAGAGAATCTTGCGGTATTAGTGTAGTTTGTATCCTGTGATTCACCCGTTAAAGGTCTTCTAAATGGATCATATCTTTCCTCTTCTTTGAGGGTATCATCTAGATCAAAGTCACGCTGAGTGAAACCAATGTATTCAGCAGGTTGCTGTGGGTTGATGAAACGTGCTCCATATACGTTACCAGATACAGGCTTGAGGAGTAGTTTCTGTGGTACTAACTTACGAGTATCGTCAGTTCTTGTCTTAATAACAAATCCGTTGATAGGATCTCTAGCGTTCTCAAGATACTTAGGAATGACATAACGTAGTTTATAAGTTCTCTCGTCCGCTTCACGAGTATCACTAATACGCTCATACCATGTATCAGTAGTGCTTTGCTTACCAGCAAAGTCACCTTGGTGAATTCTATAGAAGATCTCCTGCTGAACGATATCAGTGTCGCCAGATAGAGCACCAGTAATCTTATCCTTAACGTTAAGATACCACTTACCACCCTCAGCATCAGAGCTAGAGAATGTTGGATCGAAGCGCATTGGACTGAGCTTCTTGTTAGCAAATACTCTGAATGGTTTTCTGCTACCACCAATAGGAATATCAAATTGAATTGGATTGACACCACCTTCAGTGTAAGTGCTGACCTGCGCTCTTGCTTCTGCTTCAGTTTTGTGAACTGTGAAGATCTTAGAAGTCTGATACCTTACATAGAATTCCTTATAAGGATTGATTCTACCATAGTTAGGATCGTTGGAGTTAGTTACAGCAACATCAGGATCGTTAATAAACTGAGATGCAACTGCAGGTAATTCACTACCTTCTACTTCTCTAAAGAATACTTTCTGAATAGTAGTAGCAGAATTTGGTTTATCGAAGATATGTGCGATGTCAGACTCAATACCACCCAAAATAGTATCAGTTAGAGTACACTGATAGTTGTGTAGATCATATTTGTCATCGATGATGAACTGATAGAGATCGATCTCTACATCTGGATCAATAGATTCTGTCTCAGATGCATAGATGTAGATACCTGCTGCTGCATTCTCCTTAGACGATGCAAGCATCAACTTGGTTGCATCACTACCGTTGAAGTATGTTGTTCCAGAATAGTCAACAGGTTGTGTTGCTCTACCAGGAGCAATTACATAGTATACTTCATTAGTATCAAAACCATTTGGTAGTCTAATAAGACGCTTGTCAACATCTACATACTCGTTACGATCTGGATCAAAGCGAGGACGTGGTACAAGTCTAACAGGAGTTCCAGTCTCGAAGTTGTGTGCTTCAGGAGATCCAGTACCTGTCTTATCAATAGTAAATACAGTCGCTCTAGATGCTAGTAGTGAGGTATTGAAGGTTGCTTCCTGTCTAGGAATAGTGGGAACTTCATTACCATTAGCATCAGTGTAGGTTAGACCAGTGTTGATGATAGTAGTGATGTTCTGAATAAGAACTTCAATAGCATCTGCAACAGCAGCACACTCGCGTTGTGTAGGTGATGTAGTGGTGTCCTGAATAACATCAGGATTTTCTCCTTCTGGTCCAACAACTACAGTCTCAGGGAGAGTGTCAGCCCATGTAGGAGATTCAAACTTGAAGTGTAGATTAACAGTACCAGTTGCACCTACAGGAGTTGCATTCTGTGTCTTACCAAAATCTAGTCTAGATCCTCTTACACCCAGTTCAATAAACTGATCGTCAATAATATTCTTAACGAAAGTATTTTCTGGAATGTTGGTATAGGTAGGTACAGCAGTTGATTGTAGAAGACCGTTAACATATGGAGTAGGAGATGACTGATATTCAGTAACACTCATGCCAATGACAATACCTCTAGTGTCACCAACATTGACTCGTGCTGCTGTTGCTGGTGCAGAAGTAATTTCACAGTTATAAGCAACAAAGTCAAAATTACGCATTGCTGCAGTTGCCAACTGACCGACATAGTTCCATGCGTCGGTTGTTTCTACTGCTTCGCCATCGATGTAATCTAGTTGAGCTCCAACAAAGTATGCTTCACCTGCCTGAATGCTGTTGATGTTACCACCATAACGTAGGTCATTGACAACTGCATCAACGATATAAGAAACGTCTCTAAAGCACTTAGATGCCTCTGCATTGGTGATAAAGTCTCCGCTATTAACAGGAGGTAGATCATCAATTGAACCCTCTGCAATGGCATCCATGAAGATGTCAAAGAGAGTTTCAATAGTAGAACGAACGTTAGCACAATCCCACTCACCAGTGCTGAGATCAGGAAGATCTTGGATGTTACCAGCGTAGAGAGCATCACAAACAATACCAGTTAGAGTATCGATTGTCTGAAGAACGTCAGAACAATTGCCTAATCTATACTCTTTAGGTTGTGTGATTGCTGCGGCAGCAGGATATGAATGACGCTGCTTATAACCATCACGAGCACAAGTAAAGGTCAGAGCATTAGGTTGTACTCTAATACTTGTTCCAGTGCTAATGCTATGCGCTCCAATTGTTACTACAACATCACCTGTTTCAGGATTATATGTAGCATTAGTTGGTGTATATGTTGTGTTGACAGATGCAGGTGCTTGAACTTCAACAGTCTTAGGAGTTACAGCAGTGATAATCATCTGCTGACCTGAGTTAGAATCAGATGTTCTAGGATAGGTATGCTCGGTAGCATAGTTATCCATAGCACATCTAAAGGTAAAGCTGTTATCAACAAACCTTACAGTGTTTGATGTAGTTAGACCATGTGGAGCACCAAAGTATAGTGTTACCTTACCAGTAGATGTGTTATAAACAGCATTGCCTGGGGTGTATGTTACACCGTTATTATCTACAACAGCATCATTAGCAACACTAACAAAGCGATGATCGTAATTGCCACCAACAACAATACTATCTGCAAGTGCAGTAACAAAACTATGTTCGTAAACTAGATTGCTAGATGCACCAACGTTGAAAGTAATGGTGTTTGCAGTTGTTGCAGTGATACTAGTTGCAGTCTCATATGTTGGATCTGGAGTTGCTCCTGGGAAGGATGCCTCAGCAGTTACAGTACCAACACCAGTGCTGGTTGTACCGATTGCATCATCAAGGATACCAAACAGGTTGTAGATAGCAATAGCAACAGACTGACACTTAGGTAGGAGACTTGTCTCGCCATTGCTGATGTCAGAGTCCCAATCAGTTACGATAGTATAATCGATAAACTGCTCTTGTGCTGGGGTTGGAGACCAGTTAGTAGGAGTTACAACCTCGTTACGCATTACTGCAATAGCAAGATCTCTTACTTCTTGGAATACTTTCTTCGCTTCATCACGCTCAGCATCAATGAATGTCTCAACTTTCCATGCAGTTCCATCCCACGCCCATCTGATTCCATCTTCAGTATAGAATCCAGAAGTAGGACCAGTTTGTGTATTACCAACAACTGGTGATGTTGGGAAATCTAAGCGGAAGTCTGCTGGATAGAACTCATTAGAGATATAGATGTTAGCAGCTCTTAGAGTCTTGATGTTTCCACCAAACTTAACGTCCCACATTACTTGTTCTAGGACGCTATACACATCATCCAGACAATCCTGCTTAGTGTTACCCTCAGAAGGAGTGTACTGGTTGTATGTAACAAGCATACGCTGATATGCTTCTTCTGCAATGAATTCCTTGTTAGCAAGTACAAGGTTATATGCATCAGCGTGAATGTCTGAGAAGACAGCAGGATCACCCTTCTGGTCTAGAGTTAGAGCAGGAAGACCAGCAATTTCTCTGACATAGTATTGATTGTTGACTGCACGGTTCATCAAATCAGCAGCACGTTTGAATGCTGTGATAGAAGGACCGACTTCGAAGTCAACACCATTTGCTAGCAAAGTGTTTGCATTTGCAAAGTATTCTTTAGTTGCAGCGATGGTATACTCGTTACCACCGAACCAGAGATCCTGTGCGATAGCATCAACAACATGACCGATGTCTCTACGGCACTTAGCGTTACCAGTAGTTCCAAACTCAGTGTTGTATAGTCCAGTGTTGACTACAGGAAGATCATTTAGGTTCTGATCGTTGATTGCATCTACAACGTAGCTTACTAGGTTATCAATGTAAGAAACAACATCTTGACATGCATTAGGAGAAGTTACAGGAACGTCATTACCAGAACCAACTTCATAGTTAGGAGCACCAGGAGTTACACCGAGATCCTTATAATATAGTTCATTGCGAATTGCCTTCGCCATGTACTCTTCTGCTTCTTGGAAAGCAAGAATTGCTTCATCTTTCTCAGGAGTTACAATGCCATTAGTAATAGGTACGCCTGATCCATCGAAGTATTGTTCGATGAACTTAACTGTGTGACTGTTACCTTTGTGGAACATGTCAACAGAGATAGCATCGATAAAGTAACCGATGTCACGAGCACACTTGGCAGCGCCTGCAGGATATGATCCTTTGTTGAGAGGTGTGGGTCCAATGTTCTCCCAGTCTACCTCATCATCTGGACCACGTAGAAGAGAACTTAGATTGTTGTTGCCGAAGATTCCATCAACAATACTCCAAAGGTTATCAATAGTAGACTGAACGTCGCTGCAAAGATACTCATTAAGGTGATTGTCAGTATTAGCACCAAAAGTAATGCAGTTGTTTATTGCACTAACAAAACTATGTGGGTATACATCAGCAGGATCGCTAGCACCTACGTTTACTGTGATCGTGTCAGCAGTAACAGCATCAACACGAATATACTTACCAGCAGCAGGGTCAGTAGCACGAGGATAAGCAGTTACTTGAGTGTTGCCATCCTTGGTGCAGGTGAATGATAGTCCACCAGTTGCAATCTGAATATGATCGCCAACCTTTAGATCGTGGTTAGCAATAGTAAGTACAGAATTGCCAGTAGCTCCATCATAAGTTGCATTATGTGGTGTGAAAGATCTTACAATCTGACCGTAATCAGAACCAGGAGCATTGTCAGGGGTTACCTGTAGATTCTTAAAGTACAGTTGATTGGAAACTGCCTTCATCATCATATCTCTTGCCTTCTGGAAGATGGCACGACTCTCTAGTAGTTCACCATTCAAACCAGCGGTGATCTGAGTGTTCTCATCTTGGAAGTATTCTGCAGCAAATCTATAAGAATACTCATTACCAGACATAAACATGTCTAGTGAAATTGCTTCGATGAAATAGTTAATATCTCTTAGACACTTATTCTCACCAGCACCAGAATTAGCATTGTCTAGAGGGAAGTTTGCTAGTTCACCTAGACCAAACTCTAGAATCTGAGTAACAGTAAAAGTTAAAGTATCGATAGCAGACTGTACGTTAGCACAGGATGCTGGGTTATTATTGTTACCTAGGTTGCTACCAGGAGATCCAACACCACCAGGGTTCTGACCTGGGGTTGGGTCGCCAGTTACACTATTGTCTTCATATACAGCACCAGGAAGATTGTTGGTGATAGCAAGCTTCATGGTGTCTCTTGCTCTGTTAAATGCTACCTTAGCAGCAGCAATCTCACCAGGATCGTTGATACCATCAGCAATGTACTGACCTGTGCCCTCATCAAAATACTCAGCACCAAATAGTCTGGAATACTTGTTAAATCCTCTGAATAGGTCAAGAGAAACAGCATCGATGAAGTGACCGATGTCACGCTTACACTTAAACTCAGTAGAATTAGATGCTGGTGTAGGAGACTGCTGCATGATATTCCATGCATCATCAATGATGACCTGTCTGTTGTTCTGAATCAAGCGATATGCATCAGCAAATCTAGACTGAGAATCAGTCTGAGTATCACCAGGGAAGTAGAAGTCTGGGTTCTGAATTGCAACTTGTGCTAGAGCACGATCAGCAATCTCTTCCTTGTTCTTAACGATTAGACGGTATGCATCTGCAAGTCTAGATCTGGAATTTGTTTGAGCGTCACCAGGGAAGTAGAAATCTGTACGCTCTGCAGCAATCTTAGCGAGTGCTCTATCAGTAATCTCTTTATTGTTACGACGAATAAGTCTGAATGCATCAGCATAACGTGACTCAGCAGTCTCGTTTAGTTCACCAGGAATATAGAAGTCTGGATGATAAACAGAAATTTCTGCTAGTGCTGCGTCAAGGATAAACTGACGGTTAGCAACAATACGGTTGCGAGCATCCTTATAACGACCAGCAGGATCTTCTTTATTGCTGCTATCAACGGTAACATTCTTACTATCAAAGATCTGATTACCATCAGCATCTAGTGATTGAGAAGAACCATTGCTTCCTGGGTTAATACCATATGGAGCCAGAATGCTGTTAGGATCAGTATCCCAGATATCTGCTTTAACATCTAACAGGTTAGCAATTGCTTTCTTACATAGATCTCTTGCTCTTCTGTATGCAAACAGTGCTGCTTCTTCTTCTCCTACTAAACCATTCTCTAGTGGAACCTGTTGTCCGAAGGTAGGTGAGTTTGGATCTTCATCTAGAATAAAGTAGAACTTAGTAGCATCAATGATGTTTCTGTTACCACCATCTCTAAGGTCTTCTGCGATAGCATCAACAATGAAACCAATGTCACGCTTGCACTTAGCTCCGTTAGTATTGCCACCGTTTCCATCATAGTTAGGATATGCAATCAGCATCGATGCATATGCTTCCTCAACAATCTGGGAACGATTGTCAAGAATCAGGTTACGTGCGTCGAAGTAACGGTTAGCAGCAGGATTTAGACCAGGGTTAACATAAGGAATGTTCTGGAGTCTAGGATATTTCTCAAAGATATAACCAAAGACTTCCTCCTGGATCATGCGACGGTTGCTTTCGATTAGGTTAGCAGCGTCGATGTTGGTAGAGTTAAGATTAAACTCTTGATCTCCAGATGGATTGAGTACAGATCCCTTAGCAATATACTTAACAAAACCAGTTGGTTCTAGTGTTGCTTGATACTCACTGATGTTATTAAGACTATCAAGTTTGACATATAGTTTATCTTCTGTCTTACCACCAATTCTATAACCACCAATGGTAGCAGCAGGACGATTGAGTGGATTGTCTAGATCAGTACCACCAAGGTACAATCTAGTGCGGTTTTCCTGTCCGTTAAGTTGCTCTCTGCTACCCTGAACGTCAATGGTGTAGTAAAGGACTTTCTCGGTATTTGTCTCACTTGCTTTAACCTGCTGAGGAGGAATGATGTCAGTGATATAACCTGCCTTATCTTGGTTAAAGGAGAATCCTTTAAAACCAATAGCATGAAGTGATGTATTACCGAAGTTAGAGTTAGAGTTGGTGATCGACATGTCACCACCTGACTCCATCAGGAAGTGATCTGCGAAACCAACAGCGAAGATCGAAACGTTCTGGATGAATGCATCTTCCGAAGCACGAACGTGGAAGTTTCTCCAGTCATCCTTCCAGTAGGAATCACCCTTCGCGTGATAA